CGCATGAGTTTCACTCATTGGTACTGATGTTGTTTTTTCTGTAATCGTTAAAAAACCAAACGGGTCACGATCAAAACCCGTGGGCCCCAGGGAAACGCGTGGGTCGCGTTGGCGCTTTCGGTGCAGGTGCGCGATGCCTGGGATGGGACTCCCCACCACTAGCAGTTTAACCTCATGCCTGGGAGGGAGTACGCTCAATAAAAATTGGCATAGTCGGGAAGACGTGCTCCACGCATCGCCACCCAATCTGGAAGCGGAGTTTCGAGGCCATGTCTGGCCGTCTCACGCTTGGCCCAGGAGAGAGCTTTCTCATAAAACTCCGGGCCATAATGCCATACTTCAAGGAGGTAAGATCTGACTGTCGAAGCCATAACCTCCCTGTCACCGTGGGCCTCGGTCCACTTGATCATGTCGGTCATCGACTCCCCTGCCAAAGGGGCCATCGTGCCGACACCACCACGTGGAACAAACCTGCGCTTAAGGAAAGTGCAGGCCTCCCATGATGACTTGAAGACTGAGCCTTTATCCGCGGGCGTATAGGTCATGTCGAAATTCCTAAAATACTCCGCCAGATACTCCATAGTGTACTTTGAGTACTTGGAGGGGCATGAAAATAGTGAGTCATCTCCCACGAAGTTGAGAAACAACTCTGTGAAAGACTCCTCACTATACAGGCTAAGCCATGCCTTTTTATGAATCCAAAAATTCGCGAAACAATTGAAAACCGCCGTTATCAACGAGCCTGAGGACGTCCCCCAGGGTCGGAGAAATAATAAGCGGCCAACAAGGTGATACGCCACAAAGTTGGACCAGATCGCACACTCGGCCATCAGCACTTCGGGATGAACCGAAGTAACCAGGCGCACAAAATCATCGACAACCGGATTCTTCACGGAATAATCATACCCCTTGAAGTCACCGAAGCCGAGATACCTCAAAACAGAACAATGACGAGCATGCAGCTGCGTCCACTGACTCGAGTGAGGATTTATAGCCAAGGTCACCGGCGAGTGCACTGGGTCCTTCATCACTTCATCGAGGAAGGTACCAAGAACACAACGCTGGGCAACCAAATGTTGCAGACCAATCGGATCGATCAGCCTTGTAGCCCCCGTCCTGGCTCGGTCGGGGGTCCTCAACTCCATCTTCAAAAAGCCCTCGAAGACTGGAGTCGGAATCTCACCCCGCGCGTACGAATCGAGTATGTCCTGAACCATCCTAAGGAACACCGGATCAACTCTAGAAACGTCGCGCGGATCATCGGGAATGGGGCCAAAAACCTCCCTCCTATCCCGATATCTCATCTTCTTCAACTCATAACCAAGCGAAGCGTCCTTATCAAGTGGCTGTAGGGTTCCCCCCAAAGCCACATTTCCAAAGATCGCCTCGCCAATCGAGATGTTCCCTATCGCTGCCGCGTTAAACGTCGGCGAAAGGAACCCCGAAAGGTTCTCCAACGGACCAAACTTCCCATTACACTTCTGTGGGCCAAGCTTGTCCGTGAAAACATTGGCTAGAGGATTTACCTCCTTTCCGTCAACCATGGTCTTCTTTAACATCGCCGGCTCC